AACATTACTACCCGGAATAAAGGTTAATGTATCATTCCCAATTGCCGTAATGGATGGCTGTGACGGTACAGCAATAGTAGAAAAAGTGTTACCACTTCCGCCGCCACCGCCGGGTGTAAAAATTAAGCCTGTAGCTGTAGGATTAACAGTAACTACATATCCTGCAGAACCTGCATATGTCGACGGTGTGTCTGATAAATCTAAAAAGCTGGTATCTTCGAGCCCGCAACACCAAATGTACGGAACTTCCTTAACAGTAAGTACAGTACAGTTAATATGATCTACACCCACGTTGGTACCTAGTGATCTTATCATTATTTGCAGTGAAGCAGCATTCCATACTGATCTATCTGCTTCCAGTGCAAACGATAAATTCAACGAATTCGGATTCATAATGTTTATATATGCGCCGGATTCGATCCTATTAAATATAATTTCAGCACAAGAGAACGGCACAGGTTGCCCGAAACTATTGATTGCGCCGCTGAAATCGGCGCCACATACCACATAGTGTACAAGCGAGCCGGTTAACATTTGCTGACTAAAGACGCCGCCATTTTGTCTGATTGGCATAAGGGATGTTCCTTGAATATTTTACATATTTATCCAGAAAAGTAGATAGTATGGCCAAAAGAAAGCGCCACCAGGGCGCCGTCTTTAAATATTGCTTTTTAAGCTAGTTTAAACGGAACTTCTACAATAGTAACTGTTGCGAGATTAGCAACCGCAGTCACAGGTGGTGTTGCTTGATTAGGTGCACCAACCGATACATAAACTGTTTTATTACCTAATGTACGAACTGCTGCCTGCATAGCAGGTGCTGCGGCAGTCATATCCTCCGGCCCTGCATCGTAAACAGGTACATCAGAGCCCCATCCAAATGCAGATGCCGAACACGCAAAGTGAATTTCTGTTGTGGCACCATACAGAGCCGGTTGACAAGAAATGATAGTTACATCGCATTGCTTTGTTAATTCAACAAATGCCAATGCTGCGGCACTATTCGGTACAGGCTTATCTACACCTACAACAAAATACGTAGTTGCCGTAACTTCCCCGCCAGACACCTGAACAGGTAAATTAACCGAACCATTTGACACTGTCCACGCAAACGGCCCAGTCATTTTAAAATATCTTAGGCTACCGGTCAATGTCTGCTTATTGATGATTCCGCCATTTACCTTGAATGTCATTATGTATACTCCTACAATTGTATGTATATATTTATCATTTATAAGTTATTATTTCGCCATAGGAACCACCGGGGTAATATGCACCTACATAGTCATCTCCGTCAAATGCCTGAATTAAATGATCAAATGGTTGCCGAATATCAGCGTTAGGATATACAGATAATAGCTTACGTTGCCATTCTTGTAGATTCCCACTAATTTTTTCCTCTGATTGCTTCCTAGATAACGAGTTCTTATCTTTTTCACTAGGTGGAAACTGAATATCGTATATGACATGTGGATCTAACCCATCTTCTTCCCAATGCTTAGATAGCTCATCTCTAATTAGTGTATCTAATCCATAAAAAGCCCGTGTGCCCGATTTCAGACCGCGTAAAAACGCATTGGCTACCTGCAATAATTCTCGTGCTTCTTCTTGTACTAGACTCGGTGTATAATCCGTTTCCCAATTTTTTACGTGATCTTCCCAATTGTTAGCGAAGTCTACTGTCGATGAATAGAAGTTACTTTGGTGTCCGCTGCCCGATGGTGCAAATTCATATAATTTCATAATTTTTCCATAATACAGTATTTATCACATTACATAAATTTTAGTCATCAAAAAAGGGCCGAAGCCCTTTTATATACCTAATACGTAGATTAGATCGAACCTGGGTAGAAACCGCCTGTTCCTGTTGGGCTATTAGTCGGTGTAGCACCGGAAGTAGCACCTGGACCAAACGACAATGTACCGTTAGCTAATGTACCGACCGGCATTGTTCCGTTAAATGCAGCAAATGACATGCTAAAAGTAACAGCGGCTGGCATAACGCTAACAAGAGCGCCTACAACTGATGTAGGTGCTGCACCTGCTACAGTGACCATAGCTTGTGCAGACGGAACTGGTAGACCAGCTGCAATTAGACCAGCTGCATCAGAGAACCAACCTTCTGCATTACCTAACATAACGTCAACACTAAAAGACACTGCATCATATTTCGAAACTGCAAGAACTGTTGCCTTAGTTTCTAAAGTTTTCAAAGCGGCAACAACTGCGCTTTCAACTACACCGAATGTAGAATCAGCAACTGTACCAGCACCCGCTGGAGTAACTGTACCTAGTACAGTAAGATCTGCTGCTGCAAGAGCTGCGATATCTTTGTTGAAAACCATCTTTACGAATGCAACTTTTCTCTCAACCCATACGCCTGGGTATGCGGCACCATTGACTTTTTGCGTCATAATAATAATCCTTATAAAAATGCGCAGATAAATATCTGCATAGCTTTATTTATCATTATGACCAAGATTCAGGGTATATATTCTATTTTACACATAGAAAGTGGAAGAGTCTACATAGGCAGTAGTAGAAATATTAAAAAACGATTTTCTGCGCATAAAACTGACCTTAAATACAACAAACATCCCAATCCTGTGCTTCAAAACTATTATAACAAATACGGATTAGACGCATTCATGTTCAGCGAAATCTTTAGTATCTATGATTGTTCCATTCTTATAGATATTGAGAATGAGATTATTGCACAAATCAATGAGACAGATGTATTCGGAAACCTAGATTATAATAAACTGTTCAATACACAATGGGCAAACAAAACGGGGTGCGTTGACCCAACAAAATATAAAAGGGGAGAAGATCACCACTTGTACGGTACTGTGGGTCATAATAAAGGTAAGATTTTCTCAGCAGAGACTAGGAAAAATATGTCGGCCGGGCAAAAAGGAAAGCGAGGAAGTCAAACAGGCATTTCTAAATCCGATGAAATAAAACAAAAACTAAGAGACAAAATGAAGGGTAAACCCTGGACGCAGGCACGCAGGGATGCACAAAATGCTAAGGATTAAAAATATACTTCAATCTCGGGGGGATACGAGAAATATGATGCATCGTTATTTTCTTGAAAACTGTCGGCAATACCTTTGTATATAATATCTTGTATTGCCGGTTTATAATTACGTTTTATAGCAGCGAGTATTGTCTCTAAACTATTTAGATCATCGGGCGTACCATCCTTTGGAAAAATAGTACTAGCAATAAATTCCTTATCTTTATACGGGCCGCCGATTATATCATCTGTCTGCGTCTTGAGCCACCCCGGTGCGCCGTTTGCCCGGGGCCTGCTACTCCTAATTACCCTAAATAAGCCATTTGACCCCCATTTCCACTTTTCTAAAGAAATCGGGCGGCCATAGTCATCGATGTTGCTGTTAAACACAATAGCTGTTGCCTGAGTAATAGCTGAGATTGCCATATTTCTGTGAAACCCTTTGTATCCAGATTCGCTCCCGTGGCTATAATGAAAGAATTTTTCCCACTCGAAATCACCAAACATAAAATCTACCTGCACGAAACCAGTGCGCGGTAATCTTTCGGCATATTTCTTATCGAAATTTTCAATAGGATACTTTAAGTGAAGCATTGAGCCGTGCCGCGCAATATCTGCTATATTATATAGGCCTTTCAGCTCACGATGGAAATCTTCAATTGATCCATCATACCATGCTTTATCAATAACAACATCTATGTCTCCGGAATATTCAGATTTACCGGTAGACCCAACCACAAAATCATTTAAGTTAAACGGAAACTCTAAGTCATCCGATAATTTTACAAGTGTTGGATTTATTTCAGATATATGTATTGTGCCGCAACCGGGAATAGCGGCACCGGCTTCAGATGGCATTAACTTGCTGTATTTTAATTTCATTTTGTTGTATCTCTAGCAAAATTTTCCCACATTATATTAGACAATCTATGCTTCGACAATCGCTTCAGACACGGATTTTTAGAGCAGGCAGATATCTGTCTCCTAGTATGGGTAGTTTCGTCAGTTATCGAATTCAACCATCTTAAAGAGGTATCTAGTCGTTTTTTCCTCATTTAATTTGCTGGCACTGCTGAAATTACTTTTTATTTCGTCCAAGCCGTGCATTTTCGACACGTCTAATTATATTAATATTTTCGTCGAGCATAGGTGTGAATATTTTCTTCACATCTTCATTGGTGGGCTTCTTACTAAAAAAATTCTTGCCAATACTCTTCGCTTTCTGCCACATACTTTGCTTAGGTTGCAATTCTTCGGCGAAATTTTCTTGCATAAATTGAACTATTTCTTTTGTTAGTCCTGCTTTCTGAATGTACGCCGCTATCTTTGTAATGGCTTGACTAGTTGATTTCTGTCTGGATTCTGTATCGTTACTGTTATCATCTTCATCTCCAGCTCCGTCCACGTCGCCTAATACACTATTAAAAGTTTGGTCAATAGATTCATCACTGTAGCCTAAACTTCTTAGCATATTGCCTATTTCGTTTGTGTCTAATGGATACCCTGCTTTTTGCCATGCATCTTTAAGTTGATCCATTGTAATCTTGGACTGACGATAATTTGTCTTGTTCTGATTTACAATACCTTTAAGTACTTCTTCTGCCTCGTACTTCTTAATAATAGCTTCAGACAGTGTAGCACCCTTTAGTTCATCCCACAACTGCTTCCGTTGGTCGACTGTCATTGTTGTAAAAATAAGTTTCTTTATTTTATTTATTTCGTCTGCCCTTACCTCTTGTGGATCAACTTGACTAGCAGACGATCTGCCGGATTGACCTTTCCCTGACGATGCAGATGAACCTTTGCTAAGAATCTTAAATATTTCTTCAATTTGTTTTTCGCTTAATTGTGGTCCCGGGTCGTCCTTAAAATCTTCAGTTAGAGCGGCTTTCCTGTTGGCTCTTGCTTGGCGTTTACGAATTGCGTTTGGCGTTTGGCTTATCTGTCCTGCAACCTTTCCACCTGTGCGTTTTGCAGCACCCTGCGGTTCTGCAGGTTGTTCAGCAGGGGCAGGTAGTCCCCTACGCCCACCGGGCAATGCAACTTTTGGCCCATATCGTGGCTCAACATCGGTTGCATTTGACGTATCATATTTTTTAGAAGTAGAGTTAGGTGTTGTATTATTCGGCGCGGCTGTTGCGTTATCTGCATTATTTGCTGTACTAGGTGGCGGTGTTTGCGTAGCTGGCACACTGTGATCTTGTGTGGTTTGTGCCCCTGCGACCCGGTCTATGGCAGCATTTATTTGATCATCATCGTAGTCAGTGCTGTTTTGTAGAAAATATATAACATCGGAGGCAGTTACTGGTCTTTTATAATTTAAACTGCCGGTCTTAGGATCGGACTGTAAAGCCGCAATCTGATTATTCTTTAAATACTGTATCCAGTCGCGAGTTAGATTAGCTGCCATTTACGTCATCGCCCTCGTACCCGTCGCCAAATTTAATACGCTTTACCATCCGTGTAAACCTGTTAGGATCAGAACCGCGGATGCTCGATACGAATCGCTTCTTTAGGGCATCCGCATCTTCTGCCGAAAAACTTTCGTCGATAGAGTCAAGTAAATTAATAGCCGAAACTATAATATGCTGTGCCCTTGCCTCAATTAGGTCTTCCCTACTCTTTTGAGGGACATAGGTACTAATTTCCTCTAGGATAGATCTACTTTTACGATTTATGGACAATTTAGTATCTCCGGTTCATTTAACTATTTATCAACTATAAGTATTATGAACGTTTCTTTAAAAATGCTCTCAATGCCGAGGCACCCTCGATTGCGTCTACCTTATTGCCAGGACGCGGTGTCATGCTTGTTATTTCACCCGTTGACGCATCTAGCTTATCTCCGGACCTGACAACACTTTTTTTCTTAAGCTGTTCATAGATATTTTTAGATGTAGCTTGTACTGCATCGTCGTCGCCTTCTTCTAAATCAGTAATACGCAAACTCTTTGTGTTGAATGCTAGATCTACCTTAGAACCAACACCGGAACTCGACCGTGTTTTCATAAATTGGATTTGGTAGCGACCACCTTCCTTCATGGCCGCACTTGTAAAAATACCAATAACATTATCTGCTGTATTAACTTTAGAAATACCGCCCGCAATGTGACTTGGATCAAATTCAATCTCTTCATAGGATCCGCGGTTTAGCTGTGATGCTGATACAGTAACTGTCTGCAATTCGACTGCTAAATTACGTAATTCTTCAGTTACATACTTGTCCTTCACAAATAAATTCTCAGCACTAATCTTTTTGCTCATCGGCATCATTAGGTCTAGATAGTCTACTAAGATACAATCTACCTTAATACCCATAAAGATTTCGTATTCCTTAATATATGCCCTGATATCATTTGATGTACACCCGTTCGGTAGTTGTTTAACTCGTAATGTACCTTTACTTTTCATCTGTGATGCACGCACCTTCATATGTACATCGTCGATATTTCGCATAACTTCGCGTGTTTCATATCCGGTATGCATTGCATCTATACGCATTGAGCATAGCTTCTCACTTAATTCAAGTGACAGATACACAACATTGAATCCTGCCATTGCCCAGTTTACTGCAAGATTCTGTAAGAACAGACTTTTACCTGCACCCGATTGTCCTGCAAAGATTGTTATTTCTCCTTTATTAAGGCCGCCGTATAATTTCTCATCTACTGTTTTCCAACCAGTCGAGCATTGTCCCTTACCTTCCCTGATTGCCTCAAGTCGCTCTTTGGGGTTAAGATAGTAGTCGGTTCCCAGGTCTTTGACCAGTGCAATTTGTACCGCGGCCTTAATTGTTGCTTCGACTTCGCCATATCTCCCCTCGTCCAGTAACTCCGGTGAAGCTAAAATAGCATCACGAAGGGCTTTATATTTACAAAAATCCTCCAACTCGTTTAATGCCCATTCGGTATGTTTGTATGCCACATCTGACACAATCTCAACATCAGCCCCTGTTGTAACTTTTATTTGGCCGGGCAACGGCACCGAAGAATATTCGTTACAATAATCAAGTATAAATTGAACTGTCTTTTTATTCACTGCATTGTCGAAAT